ACGGCATCGGCCGGCATGTTGAAACGAGGAGCGAAGCATCGGTCGCCTACGACACCGCGGCCGAGTCGGCCGTGGTGGCGGGCTGGGGCTACTTCAGGCTGATGGCGGAGTATGTGTCCCCGGACTCCTTCCAGAAGGACCTGCGGATCCTTCCCATCAAGAACATCTTCACCGTCTACATGGATCCGGCAAGCGTCATGCCCTCGGGGTGCGATGCGGACTGGGTGATCATCACCGTCAAGATCAAGCGCACCGAGTACCGACGCCTCTACGGCAATCGCGAAACGGAAGGGCCAGAGGGCGGTCCGCCACCCTGGAACGACACCGGAGGGGATCCCAGGCGCTGGGAGTTCGAGAACAAGGAGGAGATACGCCTGGCTGAGTATTACCGGGTGCGGGAGAAGAAGGAGAAGCTCTACTGCATCACCAACACTCAGACCGGGGAAACCTACAACCGCTACGCCTCGCAGCTCCCGTCTGAGGAGAGCATGGCGGCGATCGGCGATGAGATCACGGACGTGCGCGACTCCTCCCGCCGCCACGTCGAGTGGTTCAAGTTAAACGGCGTGCGCGTGGTCGATCGCGAGGAGCTGCCCGGCACCTTCATCCCGGTGTTTCGCGTCGAGGGCAACGCTGCCGACATCGACGGGGAAATAGTCCGGCGCGGGATGATCTTCAGCATGATGGACCCGCAGAGAATGGTGAACTACGGCGAGGTCGCCAAGATCAGGCGACTGGGACTTACGCCGCAGGCTCCGTGGATTGCGGCGGAAGGTCAGCTGAACGGTCATCCTGAGTGGGAGGAGTCGAACCGCACGAGCTATCCGGTGTTGGTTTACAAGCCAGTAACCATTCCAACTGCTCAAGGTGATGTGTTATTGCCTCCGCCAACTCGGCAGCCTCCCGCACAGATAGAAGCAGGGTTTGCGGAGTTTGTCGAAGGTATGCGGAATAACCTGATGGCGATCGCCGGGATGCCCAATGAGCCTGGAGTAGATGAAAAGGGCGTTGTAGTTTCAGGGCGAGCGATAAAACGTCGGCAATGGCTCTCAGATCAGAGTCACTATCACTACTACGACAACGTGACATCGGCTATCCGGCAGCTGTGGGTGGTGATGTTGGAATGGATCCCTGAATACTACTCCGAGGAGCGCATCCAACGCATCATCGGGGAAGACGGTACCCCGCAGATGGTCGGCCTCAACCAGCAGCAGCAAGCGCCCGAGAACCCCGCCATCATGCAGTTGAAGAACGACCTGTCGGTCGGGCGTTATGACGTGGTGATGGATACCGGCCCCGGTTACGAGACGCGCCGCGAGGAGGGGGCGGAGAACCTCCTCGAGCTGGTGAACTCTTCTGCCTTGGGTCAGGTGATCGCGCAACGGGCGCCCGATCTCGTTGCGCGCACGTTCGACTTCCCCTATGCGCAGGAGATCGCAGACCGCCTCTCGATGGAAGTGCCCGAAGAAATGCAGAAGGTGCTGGAAGGTATGCCGCAGCGTGCGAAGGCAATGATCTAGGCCCAGATGGCGCAGATCCAGCAGCTGAGCCAAGCGCTCCAGCAGGCCGCGATGGAGCAGAAATTCAAGATGGGAGCTGAGCAGATCCGCGCGCAGACCAAGGTGCACGACACGCAGATGCGGGCTGAGACCGCACGTCACGACACGATCACACGCGCCCATACCGCACGCGACGTGGAAGAGATCAAGGGCGCTACCACGCTCCTTCGCACGGCGATGGAGCACGACCACGAAGTCAAAGAAGGCGAGAAAGAAGCACAACGGATGATGAAGGAAGGCAAAGAGGGCGAGGGGAAAGGAAATTCGCATGCCGGTGGTGGTGGAGGATAGCGAGAGCCTCCTTCGAGGAATGACGGGTGAAAAGCCGCAAGAGCCGCAAGCCGAAGAGCCCGAGGAAGGGGCTGAGTCGCCTGGTGAGGAAGAAGCAGAAGCTGCGGACGCTGGAGAGGATTCTCGGTCTGGATCAGCCGATAGGGACGCGGAAGAAGGCGAGAAGCCTGAAGTAGACCCCGACGACGTCGAGGGCGAGGACGGCCTTACTCCCCATCAGAAGGCCGAGCTTACCCGCTCGATGCAGAAGGCGATCTCGAAGAAGCACGCGCAGCTTCGGGAGGCCGAGGAATTCGCCGCCGACCAGTACAACCGCTTGCGCCTGGCCGAAGAGCGCGCCTCGCGTCTCGAGCGCGACAACGCGCGCCTGCAGGCGCAGTTCGATGAGCTTAAGAAACCCGACCCCGAGGCCGGGAAACCGCGCCGCGAGGACTTCAACTCGGATGAGACCTACCGCGATGCGGTCGATAATTGGCGGGTCGACAAGCTCTTCCGCCAGCGCGACGCCGAGCGCACGAGAGCGGACACGGAGGCTCGGCAGCAGGAGCTGGTGGCGCGCGCCCAGGCGATGGCCGAGAGAGCTAAGGAGCTGGTGCCCGACTGGCAGGAGAAGATCGAGGGGGTGGATGCCCCGGTCCCCCCTGCGATCGCCGGCTACATGCCCAAGTCGGACAAGTTCGCAGAGCTTGGGTATTACTTCGCCGAGCACCCTGAGCGCCTGGACGAGCTGGGCAAGCTCGACCCGGATGCCCAACTGGTTGAAATCGGCAAGATAGAGAGTAGGCTGCGAGCCTTCGGCTCGAAAGACGGCGCTGCAGTCGATGAGCCGAGCGTGTCGCCGCGAGCGGCAAACGGGTCACGTCCCGAGAAAGAAACGGAATCCGCGGGCCGGTCTGCAGCGACCGAGCACCGTGCAGGTCCGAGCAGTCCCCGAGTTCCCAAGGCCCCCGTGTTCGCGCCCATTCCGGCCGGCACGGGTGCGCAGGTCGAGAAAGAGCTGTCCGCGATGAGCAATCGCGAGCACATCAACAAGTGGTCGAAGGACCACGGTTGGAATCCCAACCTGCGCAAAAGGCACTGAGGGCTCGGATCTAACGCAACTGTTGGATCTGCAGGTGACTACTCGTGCCCGGCAATACACTGCTGACGATCAGCATGATCACGCAGCGAGCCCTTCCCGTGCTCGCCAACTTGTGCATCTTCACCGACAAGGTCAACCGTCAATACGACAGGGAGTTCGGGGTAAAGGGCAGGAAGATCGGGGGCACCTGCAACATACGATTGCCGCCCAGGTTCTTAGGGACGTTTGGTCCTGCGCTCAACGTAGAACCAGTCACGGAAACGTACGTACCTCTTTCAATTCTCTACCAATTTCACGTTGACATCCAATTTAACACCATAAATATGGTGTTAGATGTTGACGAGTTCGAGGACCGCTACATCCACCCCGCGTGCGTGGCGGTTGCCAACAGGCTGGACTCCGATGCGTGCTTCTTCGCCGCGCAGAACTTTGCCAACAGGCTCGGAACCCCCGGAATCATGCCAACAGCGTATCGGGCGTTTTCCGATGCTCGCGCGATACTGGTTAGCGAAGGCATGCCGAAGGGACTCATGCCGGTGGCCGTTCTGCATCCGCTTGCGCAAAGCTCGATGGCGGACAGCCTCAAAGGTCTCTACAACCCACAGATAACCATTAGCGACATCTACGAGACCGGCATGGTGGCGGCCAAGACCGCAGGCGCCGACTGGTTTGAGGATCCCAACATCGCCGCCTACCTGACCGGAAGGCTCACCGGCACGCCGGTGCTCGCCGGCACGAGTGCGCAGGTTGGCGGGAGCGCGATCATCACCGCGGGCTCCCCGCCCATGAACACCTTCAACGGCTGGGGACACACGGGGACCTTGAACCTGCAGGGGCTCACCTCGAACGCCCCGCAGTGTTATGTCGGGGACACGATCCAGATCGCAGGTCTATATCCTGTCAACCCGCAAAACCGCGTGCGCTACGGCAACACGCCGAAGCAGTTCGCGATCCTCCCGCCCGGGGGCTACATGCAGATGATGGGGATGAGCCGCCCCGGCGGCCCGCAGTTCGGCCCCGCGGTGCTTGCGAACGGCACCTTCGACCCCGTGACCGGGCTCTACACGTCCGACGGCAGCGGTCGGCTGCAGCTCTTGATCGGGGAGTGCATCATCTTAGGCGGCCAGTTCGCCAACTGCGTGGCGGATCCAACACTGTGGACGGGACACCCGGCCGTCACGCTCAACAACGGCACGAACCCCGGAACCAACTCGACCGAGAACCTGTACCTGCACCGCGATGCGATGGCGATGGCGATGGTGGACTTGCCGCTCCCTCGCACCGCGGTCGAGGCATCCCGTGCGTACGATGAGGACTTGGGTATCTCGATAAGGGTGGTGACGCAGTACACGATCAACAACGATGCGGAGCCGACACGTATGGATGTCGCCTACGGGTTCGGGGTTCTGTATAGATCGATGGGCGTTAGAGTCAGTGGATAACACCTCACACAAGGTG